AAGTAGAATATTACCGTAACCTTACTTGAAGGTGCTTTTAAATCTTCTTCCACTTCCTCGCGATTACCAACAATGTACTCAGTCTCTTGGTCAGGGACAATCAGCTCTACGCTCTCCGGATCAAGCCCGTTTGCAATAGCCATTTTTCTGACTGTCGATGTCAGTAATCTTTGGTGGATTATCACATAGGGCTGTTTCTGTATGTCGGATTCGGATTCGTCGCCATATAAAACGCTCGTGTTTGGAAGCTGCTGTACATCCGCCATGCTTGAAGTGCCGAAATACAGTATCCCGTCGCCTGTTACTGCAGCGTCCTTTATTGTGGACCACAAAACCATGTCCATATTGGACTGTTCCCACGATGCGGAAAACTTCTGGTCGAGCATGTTATATACATCGGCAAGTTCATCATTGCCCTCGGCGTCTGAAAAGTGTGCTACCATGTTGTTTTGGGACACGGTAGATACTTTATGCTTTATAGTGGGCTTGATGAAGTTCAGAAATGGCAAATCATTACCGTTTGCCTTTATTCCTTCCCACTGCTTGCCTGAATAAAAGTTCCAGTTCTTGTTTGTGCGGGTTATCAGTTGCTTTTTATTGATATAATCAATGCCTTTTTCATATAACCGCCAGTATTTACACGGCTCTTTGGGTTTTTCGCCAAATCCAAACATTAAATGATCTCCTTCTGCCCGTGGGATGTCCCGTCATAGGCTTCTATGTTCTCTAAAACCGCGATATCTGCCTTAACCTCTTCTGGGAGCTCTATATCGTTTTTCTTCGGCGGTATGTTGAACACCGGCTCTTCCGCCGCTTTTTCTGTATTTTCTGCAATTTTCAGCCCAAATTTAATGGATTTTACAACCCAAAGGGGCGTTGAACACGCATATATCGCTAAAATCACAAGTACGATATCAGATAACATTGATCCTCTCCCCAAATCCTGATTTGTTGCTCTTTTTCACCTTTACGTTGAAGTATCTGTTCTCCCCGGGCGTGTATCTCTCCCTCTGACCGCCTGTGAAAACAAGCCTTGATAGCGCCTGAGACATACTGTCAACCATGTCATCGTGTTTGCCGTTAGGAAATGACGCACACTGTTCTATAAAATCCCAGGTGTATTGTTCTTTCTCAGGTAAATACACATTCCCTGCCTCTATTGAGAACGATACCGCCTGTACTCTTGCCTCTTTTGAGCCGTCAGGCCGCACCGCAACGATGCCTCCAACGGATTGTTCTCTTAAAACCTGTATTATCGCAGGTCCGTTGGCTTTATCCTCTATCAGCACCGCACCGATCTTCGGGTGCCTCGCTTTCAAAAGTCTTATTTTCCTCACCGAGGCTGTGAAATTCAAGTGTTCATTCACCATGTCCACTAAGTATATGTTCTGGGCTTTCTTCCCCCATACGCTTATGGCGACATAGTCGTTCTGTTTTTCGTCTTTAAATGCAGCATCCACGCTCATAAGCATGGTGTCGAATTTCAGATCCCCCTTCTTGTACTCTTCTCGGTCGTAAAACTGCCACCATTCACGCTTCAGCATGTTACCTTCACGTGCCGTGGGGCGGCCTTGATACAGCGCGTTCCAACTCCTCGCTCCGTGCTCACCAGTATGAGATTCTTTGAATGACTTAAGCCATTTTGCGTCTTTGCCTATCTCAGGGCACAGGGGCTCACCGGGCTTTCTGCCAAGTAAATCATCCTCTTCGGCTTCGCACGGAAGATTCAAAACCTCCACGTACTCAGGATACCTCTCTACAAGTCTCCCCGCTAAGTCGTCCTCATGCCAGCGCGTCATTATCAATATGATTTTTCCACCTGCTGACAGTCTCGATTTTATTGAATCTTCAAAGTCGTTCCACTTTATCTCCCTGTTGGTCTCTGAATCTGCCTCTATGCGGTTCTTTACAGGGTCGTCGATTATTATCAGATCCGCAGGGTTCCCCGTGATGCCTGCGCCGTATCCTGCGCTCTTCATCCCTCCCGAGTGACCCTTTATCCCAAAGTTCATCGCAGAGTGTTTGTCAGGGTCTACCTCTCTTCCGAAGATGTAACCAAACTCCCTGACCTTGTTCAAGTTCTGAAGCCCAAACTTTCTCGCTAAGTCGTCTCCATACGATACCTGTATAACGTTCTTGTCAGGATTTCTCAGTATGAACCAGCTCGGGAATGTCGCTGTCACGGATTCGCTCTTTCCGTGCTGTGGCGGACAGTTGATTATCAGAATCTCAAAGGCCTTCTCCGTCTCACGCTCTACGAAACTCTGTACGCTCTCACATATGAACCTGTGGAACTTGCTCGGTATCCACACTAAATCTTTCCGGTGATGATTGTGTACGTAGTCACAGTAGAACAGATAATTGCCCTGTATCTGCTTTAAATATGCTTCTTGTTTATCCATAATATTATGTAAACTAACCAAATTGGCTATTTTTACACATTCTCCATTTTTTGCTCTGGTGTTTCCCCGGGGATTTTTGATACTTTTAGTTTACATAATCCCTCTTTTTTACGATTTTTTGTATATTTTTTGGCGGTGAGTTTTTTCCTATTTTTTTCTTGGGGCGCGTATTCTTTAAGTCCACTTTCCACCCAACACACACTCCACCATACACCACCACACCCCGGGGCTTTGCCCTCATCCGCCACCGCTCGCGATCTGGTAAGAGTGACACACCCCCCCATACTTTTCTCTTCTTTTTTCTTTTCTTTTTTTCTGCAATGTGGCATGGTTCTTGCTTAGGGGGAACTCTGCCTAAAATGTAAATTATGGGAATAGTTTTAAAACCTCTGCAAACGTTGAAATTTCAACCTTTAAGCCGTTTGAACGCCGCTTCAGCTTCTTCCAAAGTAGCAACATTGTTTAATACTAATGTGTTATTTGTAGTATTTCTTTGCTCTGCAGGTGTATCTTGCCAGCCAAAGCTTGCCTTTAGACCGAAGATGCTCCCTGCAGGGTTGCCCTTATTTGTATAACAGTTGGCTTCTAATTGTTCTTGGATGCAGGCCAAAGCGTTTTTTATAATCTCCGACATTCGCTCCAAAAAGATCTTCTGGCCGTTTTCGTCTGTTATCTCCATGCCTTCGAGTGCTGGATCTATGTTATGTTCTTCTATGTATTTGAATAACTTATAATCTGCTTCTCCGTTCTTAAACCTGGCAAATGTGTCGTGTGATAGCCCTGAGGCCTTTTCAATACCTGCTACAGTTAGCGGCCTTCTGTTGTCCTGTTGTTCTTTTATGTATGCTGCTATATTGTCTCTCATTATAGCCGCGTAGTCCTGGCCGTATCTGTTACCCTTTGCAGCGTTGGCGGCGATCTTCTTATATTTCTGGATCTCTTCGGCGCGTTCTGCTGCAGCTTCCAGCATACCCTTTGTATTAGATGTTGCTTTGTAATCTCTTGGCATATATTCACCCGGTTGTTGGTTATAGCTTGCCGCGCTATCGCTTGGCCTACCCTTGCGCCGCATTAACTTCTATATGTCCCTGCTGGATCTGAGCGGTCGACATGTTGCTATGCGCCTCAGTTACTCACCCGCAAGGCAATAAAAAAGGCGGCGATCTGTTGCCACCTGTAGCCGGTTCTCCCGGTCGTTTTTCATTCTCTTACACGTATAATATATCACGTTTTAAACAGTTTATTGTAAATTTTTTAAGTCCTTTAAGCGTTGAATTTTCAACGTTTTCTCCCGGATGTTAAAAATAATTTGAAAAAGTTTTAAAAAACTACTTGACACGTTAACGTGAAACCTTTAAGATATAGGTGTAAACAGGTTAACGTACACGATAAGAAAAGGAGGAATACAAAATGAAATTAGTTAAGACAATTGATCACACATGGGACACAAGAACAAGAATCTATCTTCAGGATGACGGATTATACGCCCTCGATTATGAAGAGTATTACGAAGAGCTGGGTTGGCACCACATCGGACAGCCTGACGGGGATTGGTCAAAGGAAGCCGTTGAATGGGAATATGACATCACACTTTAACTTAACTGAAATATAAGGACCGGGCCCGGCGGTATATCCGGGAGAAGTCAAAACAGATAAAAGAAGGGAGATAACAAAATGAAAACACTTACCAGCATGATAGAAAAAGCAACCACATCAAAAGCATTTGACAAGATTATAACAGTTTTATTCTTCCCGGTCTCAGTCCTGGGGATAACCCTTGGGAATGCGTTCTATATGGTCCTGAAGGCCACCGGCAAGATGGAATAACAAAAGTTACAGCAGTTTTAAAAGGATAACAGAAGGGAGAAAAAAATGGATATCAAAAGAATAATTGAAAAGTATATGGAAATAAACGACGTTATTATAACCGGATCTGATGACAACTGGAGGCTTGACGATCCAACGGCAACACTTGAGGGTTTAAATAATATGGAGGTTTTAGAAATGTACATGGAGACAAAAAAAGCAATGGAGTTAGACGACGCGCGTTTTGTGAAAAAGGTTGGCGATTTGGAAGTGTACGCAAAGGAAGAGATCGGCGGGCTCTTTGGCGACGTGTTCACGGTCTATATTAAAGACGGCAACGGCAAAGTTAAAAAAGAACACTACGACGGGAAAATGTCGGCGTTCTCATTAGAAAAAGCCGTCAACCACCTGCTTGAACTCCGTTACGATATTCTAAGCCTTGACTCAATAATCGCTTGTTTTGACTACGACAATATAACGGAGGAATCCGTCGGCGATCCAGAAAAGCCTATAATCATGTTGTCGGGCACTCTTCCAGGATTTGATACCCCAGAATACTTCACGCGTATTGGCAGCACCTACTCCTACAAACATCACATAGAACGGCCGGAGATGTAACCCGGCCGCCGCTGGTAACAAAATGGGAGGGTAAGACATGAGCACAATAGAATTAGATAAGAGAATAACAGAATTAAAAGAGCTTGAACAGTTAGAAAAGGACCTACAGGAAGAGATAAACGCCATAAAGGAAGAGCTAAAAACAGAACTGCAGCGGCGCGGATCTGAAGAAGTGAGAACTGGAGTATTTACTATCAGATATAAACCAGTAGAACAAAAGAGATTTGACAGTAAAGCATTTAAAGCGGACCATCTGGAGCTATATAACCAGTATAGCCGGGTAAATACATCTATGCGGTTTACAGTCCAGTAGTGTATAATTACACTATGAAAAGAGTTAATATAACATATGATGATATCATGGAGATGATCGAAGAGATCCAGGAGGAGGAGCTAATGGGTATTAGGCCATACAATGAGGCGCGCGCTGCTGCTAATGCAAAATACGACGCCAAAACATATAAACTTATAGGCGTAAAGTTGCGCCTGGAAGATGACGCGGACATTATACAGTCATGGGAAGACGCAAAACAAAAAGGAATCAGTAGCCGGGAGTGGTTGCGCGACCTGTTCGAAAAAGCAAAATAATCAAAAAAATTTTTTTGGCAGTTATTTAAAAAGACTAACATGTTGGAGCATGATAGTCTTTTTTTCTCGCTCAAGTGTCGGATGAAAATATAGCCTCGGCGCTCTGAGGCGCTCCTGTATCGTTTTTGGGGATTAAGGTGGGGGCTTTATCGGTTTTGGGGGATTAAGCGGTATAATCGTGCGATATAAACCACGCTTCAATGACAATTCTGAAATGGTCCAGGGCTTCCCTTCGGGCTTGATAACAATACTGCCTGTTGCTTGCGTTCTTCTCTACCCAGTCATCGACAAATTGCCATATAGGATTATCATCGAAAAAGAAACCATTAAGCACATGTCTTTCGTCGTCAGTCAGTTTATTCCAGGCATAATCAAAGGCGGCTTTATGCTTTTCTATCTTGCGGATCTGCGACAATAGCCCGTCACGTTCTAAGACTGCACGCTCTACGGGTTTACTTATCTGAGATGAAGTTACCTCGGAGCTTTTCAGTTCTCCTATCTCCGCAAGGGCGTCAAGTTCATCCTTCAGCCGGGAGATGTCTTCATCCCAGTGTT